TTTCGGTGATCTTGATAGGGCATGGGATCTCTGTTACAACCTCTCTGAAGAGTATGGATACGCAGAGGTTGGATATTACAATGTCAAAGGACATTATCAACTCTTAGGTGATTACACAAACGGTAAGTGATTATGTGGGAAGAAATTCAAGACTCACCTGGTGAGATCTACGACATGGAAGATTTCTACAAACAGTTAAAAGAACTCCGTGAAATCATGGACGAATGTGTAAAACTTGAGGAGGAACAATCATGATCACTATTCACAAGTATGAACTGGAAATCCTCTTAGAAGGTATTGAAGACACGATGAAAGTTTTGTCTGGTGTTGATTACACAGTGGACAAATATGATCCTCGTAATGTAGAGAAAACTGCACCATATTCAATAGGTTATTCTCGATCTAGTCTCAGAGTTATTCATGAAACTCTCACACGAATGATGGAGGATGATCGTAACTCATGACGATTTACAATTGCAAAGGTGCATGGTATGATAGACGTGGAGCAAGACATAACTTTGAGATCGAATCTGATCGTGCAGAACGTCGATTTATTATCGAACTTGTAGAGGCAAGGTATCCCACAGATAAAGTGGTTATTAACTCTGTCCGTCAAAAATAGTGAGTATTATTGTTACTCACCTCTAAACTGCCCCATTACTGTAATCAACACTAAATTATGTCATTCTTCACTGGTGAAAACGGTTATTTCGATGATGATCAAATTGAATTTCGACGCCCTGGTGGTGGTCGAACATCTATCATAGACTGGGATAATATCATTGAAAGTGGAAAATGGTTCTTTTTACCTAACTCTTTAAGAACAGAAAGGGCAGTTGAAAAGAATGGAACACCTAAACCACCTCAAAGAATTTTGTGTGAAGGGTATAAGTTTTCAATGAGACAAGCACCAAATCCTTCCACTGGAGAGGAAGGATTGATGATTAAGTGTACCTTATATCCTGATAATATGTGAGTATTATTGTTACTCACCTCCAAACTGCCCCATTGATGTAAGACACCACAAACATTATGACATCCACCCATCTTGAACATCCTGAAGACCTCATCCTCACGGGTGACATGTCTGTGATTGATGCACTCTTTGCACCCGCAGATATTACGATGAAGATGGATGGAATGTCACTTGTTTGGGGTACTAATCCTGACAATGGTAAGTTCTTTGTTTGTACCAAAGCAGCATTCAACAAGAAAAAGATTCGTCTTTGTTATACTATTGATGACATCTTTACTCACTTTGGACATCAATTAGAAGTCGTTGAGATCCTGTCATATTGTATCAAGTATCTTCCCCGCACAGAGAACATCTATTGGGGTGATTGGTTGGGTTTCGGTCGCACTCAAGTTCTGAAACCTAACACCATTTCGTATCTTTTCCCCGAGGAGATTTCACAGAAGATGGTGATTGCACCTCATACTCAGGTGTTTGTTGATGGTCCTATGTGTGACGCAACATGTAAACCACTGACTGAGATGTTTGGTGACACTTCTATCATCAAGTGGGTGCAACCTTCCATTGATCGTCTTCCTTCTGGTCAAACTGCACCGAAACTTAATACTACCAATGTTCAGTTCATGACAACCAAGGAGGCAAATGTTGCGAAACAGAAGATCAATTCTCTGATCAAAGAGGGTCGTGAGTTGACTGATTCTAATCTATTTGACATCTTTGGTTGTGTTTATCTGGTCAATCTTTATCAGATGATTATCGAAATCAAAGAGGACATTATGGAGTCTATGATTGTCAATGATGCACCTCGTAGTTTCATTTTCGATGATGTAGAAACTGATGGTGAGGGTTATGTATTCCACACCGAGTTGGGTTCATTCAAACTTGTCAATCGTGAGGAGTTTGCATACGCTAATTTCACTGATGGTCGTTTTAACTGATGTTTGCAATCCGTTTCCTATTCTACATCGCAATCGGTTCATTGTTCATCTCCACTATCAATATCTTATCTCCAGATAAAGAGACAGAGAGGAGACAAGAGTCAAGAGATGTAGTCGAAAGACTCATGAAACCACCCTCAAATGTTATTCAATAGAGTTACTCACCTCTAAACTGCCTTATTATTACAGACACCAACCATATGACAATCACCCTCCGTCCGCACCAGCAACGTGGACTCGATGCACTTCACCAAAATGCCATCGGTCAGGTGATTGTTCCCACTGGTGGTGGTAAGACACTGATCGCAATCATGGACGCTGTGCGTCGTTTTGAGATCAAAGTTCCCCGTGTGATTGTTGTTGTCGCACCTCGTATTCTCCTTGCAGAACAACTCTCTTCAGAGTACCTGGAGCACATCACAAATGCAAATGTTCTCCATGTTCATAGTGGAGAAACGAAACATTTCAAGACAACTAAATCAGAACGGATCAAGTTGTTTGTGGAGATGTGTCAAACCGTTCGTGAACATGTTATCATCTTCACGACATATCATTCCCTGCACCGTGTGCAAGAGTCTGGAATCCCTGTAGACACGATTTACTTTGACGAGGCACATAACAGTGTCCAACGTCACTTCTTCGGTCCTACAGAGTATTTCTCTCGTCATGCAGATCGTTGTTACTATTTCACCGCAACTCGTAAGACTTCGGTTACTATCAATAAACCAGGGATGAACGATCGCGAGGTCTACGGTGACATCATCGCTCGTGTATCTGCACCTGAGCTTGTTGATGGTGGGTTCATTCTTCCTCCTAAAGTGAAGGTGATTCAGATGGATGCGATGGACAAAGCATCTATCACCCCACACCTTGAGAGTAACAACATTCTCTCTACAATTGATGAGATGGATGTGAAGAAGATTCTGGTATGTTCTAAGACTACGAGACAACTCACCACAATCTTTGAGACTGATTTTGCAGACCAACTTGCACAACGTGGATATTCTTATCTTTATATTACTTCTAAGACTGGTGCTGTGATTGACGGTAAGAAAGTCAGTCGTGAGATATTCTTCAACACATTGAACGCATGGGGTAGAGATAGTGATAAAAAGTTTGTTGTACTCCATCGTTCAATTCTGTCTGAAGGTATCAACGTATCGCAACTAGAATGTGTTATCTTCATGAGAAACATGAATGTGATCGAGATGACACAAACTATCGGTCGTGTTCTTCGTAAAGGTGGTGAATCTAAGACTTATGGATTCTGTGTTGTCCCTGTTTATTCTAAGGTTGGTATCTCTACCGCCAAAGGATTGCAGACGGTCGTTGATACCGTGTTTGAAAAAGGTGAGATGCTTGACTCTGTTGTTCGTCGTTAATTTATATGAAACAACCAACCAATTCGTATATTCTAGATTGTAAACCAGGACCGTTATCTTTTGTGATAGGTGATTGGGATGATACAAAGGGTTTCTATGCGGCAGTTCCTTGTAATAAGGGATTGGCGATTGTTAATCAAGGAAATGTAATAAAGATTTGCAGAAACACATCTTCTGCCCGAAAGTTTATTGAGAAACACCAAAAACGAAGGAAATAAAGTTACTCACCTCTAAAGTGCTCTATGGATATGAACACAACACAAACTAAAACCGAATATCTCACTGAAGCAATGATCGAACAGGTTAATGATCGTTGGAAGGTTAACACGATCGAATCTGGTCGTTCTTTCTATCCTCGTCTGAGTTATAAGGTTGCTAAGAAGTACGTTAAAGTTCTTCAAGGTCGTGTTAACTCCGATGGTTCATATGAGACTGAAGGTGTATTCATGTTCATCGACAAAGAGACCGGTGCTGTATATAAACCCGCATCATATAAGGCACCTGCTAAGGGTATCCGGTTCTATATTGATTTCTTGACTGATCACCCTGAGATCGTAGATCCTTACGGTTCTTTCCTCTATGTTCGTTAAATCTATTCACACTAACTAACACTCATCATGTACGAATTTGAAGTCACATTGTCTAAAGGTGGTCGTCACATTGTTATCACTGTGATGGCAGAATCGACTCATCGAGCATACAAACAGGCAGAACATTTATATCCTGGATGTAGAGCACTGAATGCACTTATGTTGTAATTAAAGTTACTCACCTCTAAAGTGCCCCATAGATGTAAGACACACACCAATCATGACTAACTCAACTTTTCAAACCACAATCGAAGATACCACATATAACGGATGGACCAATTATGAGACCTGGAATGTAGCACTCTGGATTGGTAATGATCAAGGTTTGTATAACCTAGCACGTCGTTGTTATTCGTATCAAGATTTCGTCAATCGTTATATGGAAGAAGGTGATACAACTTTAGATGGAGTAAAGTGGGATGATGTTAATCTTAACCTAGTTGAACTTGACGAAATGATGGAGGAACTTTGATCATGAATAAGATGACACAAAAACATTTAGAAGACCCATATAATCGTCTTCGTTATTGTTTCGAATTTAT